ATTTTATGTTCGTAATTTTGAAGGTTGGAACTTCTTATTTGTCAAGAAATTTGGAGGGTGAAACTGAACTGCAACAGGCTCCAGAGGACAGTATTTGGTATAGTGGTGCTCACCAGCACTTTTGCAGCCGGGTAGAATGTATAAGGCGGTGTAAATATGAGGAAACTTGTATACCGGGTACGTCATCTAGTGCAATGGAATGCGCGTCAATGTCAGGACATTACCGAACCATTAACAGATAAGGTTGTCGAGGCAGTTATGTATCATCAAGGCATTCCATTTCAACATACTGATGAATATCGTAATCTCTACAGTTATGATAAACTTCATCAGCAGTTGTCACACTATGATTCAGAGTATAACGTGGATATCCGCAATGGGTATTATAAAGCTGGGTCGTCACAGGCGTTTCGTATTTTTGCTAGACCAAATAACATGGACAGACTTAAATCGTTCAATTTAACTGAGGAAGCAGCAGTGCTTTATCGATACTTGTCAATCAAGGACGATACCTCAGCTGGATTGACCGCTTACGGTGAGACGAAGTTGGAGGCGTTCACAACTGGACTTGATAAAGCTATTGACATACTTGTCAGTGGTAAGGCGCCAGCCCCTTGTCTAGCTGGAGTTCGAACTCAACGTAAGGGAAAGACTAGACTTGTGTGGATGTATCCTCTTGAGATGACAATAATTGAGGCCTTAATAGCAAGACCTCTTGTCAATTACTTCAAAGATGCTGAACACGTCATGACATTTGGAGACTTCAGTCATGAGACAGGTCAGAGGTTGCGTCGCAGTGCAACTGAGACTAAATACCATGTGTCGCTTGACTATTCACAATTTGACTCATCTGTAAATGGATACTTGATTGCTCATGCATTCAATGCTTTCAGAACTTGGTTTGACCTTGATTTTGAAGTTTATCCAGGAGTAACATTGAGTAACGTGTTTGATGTTGTGCAGAAGTACTTCATTACGACACCGATAGTTATGCCATGTAGAGAGGCTAAGTATCCGACTCTTGTACTTGGGAAGAAGGGTGGAGTACCTTCTGGCTCATACTTCACGCAGATGGTTGATAGTTTCGCAAATGTGGCCATGATTCATACGGCTAATGCCCGTTTTGATTTAGGTATCAAGGACCATAATTTATATGTACTTGGTGATGATTGTCTATTCTTTTGCAACAGCAGCATAACTGTTGAACAACTTAGTCAGTTCATAAGTACTTTCGGTTTCAAATTGAACGCTGCGAAGGGTTCACACGGTTTGGCCACCGATGATGTAGAGTATCTTGGTAGACGTTGGAGAAACGGATTTCCAATTCGTCCGTTCAAAGACCTTACTCGAGGTGCTTTATATCCAGAGAAATTCCGAAGGTATAGTGTAGAACGTGG